ACGCTCTTGGTATTGAGCGACCAACACCAGGAAATCCACCATAGTGTATTTGATTGTTGCGCAGAGTGCAAGCAGCAAATGATTTAGCACAAATATCTTCGCCTGCACGCGATTCAAGCTGCTCACTAGGGTATATTAGTATATCCTCTAAAGACGGCTCGTTACCGTCACACAAGTCTATCCTAGGTTGATAGAATTGTTGGTTAGTAGTAGTATCAGTTGAACCATTTAGTAGTGCTCGTAGTAAAACTTGTGTCGAAGTGGTTTGCCATACCCAATCATTCGGATTACCACTTATCTTATTTGCAATTATGGTACTAACTGGAAGGCTACTTTTTTTATAAATGCCTGAATCAGGGTGTATACCACCTATACCAGAACCTACAGGCCAAACATGTCCAACAAACAAATACCAGGTTGACGTGTCTAGAGTCCAGTTGATAGAGTTAAAATGAGGGTTAGTATTTAATACACCGTCTGAACGTCGTAACAGACCTTCTAATACATTTGAACTATTGTAACCAAAAGCGCTTAAATAACTTTGACCATTACCAATAGTTTTACGACGAATCCAAACAGAGAATCGGTATAACTGATTTTTATTAATTGCATATCGAGGAGTATAGAAACCACCATCTGAATCTGCTGCTGCATCTTGATTACTAACATCCCAAACTACTTTACGCTTATTATATGGTGTTCTATCTATCTTTAGCGAGTTCCCGTCCCCGTAGTTTGTATAACCAGGAACCGAGGTTAAACCATTTTCCCAGCCTGACAAATCAACTAGAGACACACTTTTAATAGTAGTGTCTTCGTTTTGCAGATTATATGATTTTGTAGAGTATAGTATAGGACTAGTACCTGGGATTTCTATGCCGCCAGGTCCTGGATATTGACACTCAGCACCCTTATAAGTCCATTGGCAAGTATTTTTATAATACTTGCGACGAGGAAGTGATATCTTAAAATACTGTAACCATGATACAAGACCGAAGGTAGCTACATGGTCTGCCAAACCTTCTAACTGATCTATTCTAAACTTATCTTCTATATAGCTTTCTGAGTCAGCTTGTGCGTTTACTATGTATAAAGGTTTGTCCGTAAAAGCTAAAGATGAAGTAAGTGTGGCTACGTTCCAAGCCTCGGTTAGGCTAAATCTGTATACATTGTCTGTTCCTTGACCGGCTACAAAGAGTCTGGTGCCATCGTCAGCCCATGCATGTGCGGTCATAGTACCGTCTAAGTCGCCTAATCCAGCAATCCTAGTATATGCAGCTGTTGCTACATTCCAAGCGCTACTTAGAGTATATTGGTTAATATCATCTCCACTATTACCCACTACATACATATAGTCTCCAGAAGAGCTAAAGGATAGAGTGTATGGAGAAGTTTCTTGTGAAGTAATAGACTTAGACTGTAAAACTGTATTACCTATGCTGCTTATGCTCCAAGCGGTGGGCACACTCATTTGATATACCGTATCTGTATCAAAACCGATGATATATACGTTTGCACCATTAGCACTAAACGCAACCCCTGTTGCATTGTTTTCGGTTGTAATAGCTGAAACATTAACTGTAGCAGTTAAGTTAGCTGAGGACACGTTCCAAGCTTCTGATAGTGAGTATTCAAACAGAGAATTGGAAGTTGTTCCTACTAAGTACATCTTTGTTCCGTCAGGTTTGAATGTGATATCTGCTGGGTTTCCATCTTGAGCTGATACTGATTTATCTCTTAAAAAAGTAGACTGGTCTACATTCCAGTTGGATAGAGTATACTCTCTAACTCGGTCTGAGGAGTTACCGCTTATATACATTCTATCGCCAGTAGGCTTAAAGTACATTCCGCGAATATTTGCTTCTTGAGCTCCTATATACTTATACTGTAGCAGAGGTCTGTCGATATTGATAGTTTTATTATCTACTATTGACGTAATAACTCCGCGAGAACTGTTAGCTAGACGAACTGAGTCTCCAACCCTGTAAGCTGCTGCATTTTTAACCTCGATGGTAGAAGCCGTGCTAGTACTATTTTGTGACACTATAGAACTGTGCTCTGGCCAATAATCTAGAAAGTTAGCAAAAGTAGTTTTAATCTCTACTACACCACCTAACAAGTCTCTAGAATCTGGTTTTTCAGTAATCCACGTGCCTCCAATAGATTGAGTTTGCTCATAGGTAAAAGCTGCGTTTTGCTGACCATACTCGTTAACTATGTCTGTGCTATAGTTAAGCCCCTTATCTCTAGCCGCTTTGAGAAGTGCTCGTTCTGTAGAGCCAGTGGGAAAATCTGTCCAACTGCTGGGTACAGTACGTGGGTCTATGCCATGCACTAATTCCCCATTTACGTGCGCCATTACTGAGTTCGATATATTATTACCTACTAGGTATGGGTCTTCTACTAGGCGAGATACTATGTTGTCTACATTGAATACGGTTAGCGAGAGTTCATTAATACGACCCTCATTAGTCTGCTCAATGCCAGATATGTTAACTGGGAATGGGATAAAAGAAGTACCGCCATAAGTAACATTATACATTAAATCATCAGCAGTGTCCCCAACTACTTCAGCGAATCGTAGAGGGAATCCTACAGGCCAAGACCTGCCCTCACCCATACCAGAAGGATTGCCAGCTGAGTTTGGAGGATACCATTCTCCAGGATAGTAAATTGAGTAGAGCCTTACTATAGGATTTTGAGTAAAAGCATTTTTTTGTGCAATAAAAGTACTTGGAGTTATAGATGATATAAGAGATGTAGCAGATGTGATGTTACTGGTCATTACGTTGGACACGAAGGGGAGTGCACGACTATTCGCCATGTCTCCGCTAGTAGTACCTGTAATTACTGCTATATTAGAGTGAACATATTCTGTACTAATAAATTCCTGCAAACTATTTGCAAGTTTTACTTTTAGGATGTTATTAGGCTTATCAGTTGCGGTAATATACCCAACAGTTCCGCTAGTATTACCTATTAACACGTTGCCGCTTTGAAAAAGGGCAGCGTTGCTTACTTTAATTGTTAAGTCATATGTACGAGATGTAATGATAAGTCTCCTAAAGTTAGTCGTAAGTTTCTTTTAATGTGAACGATATGTTGTAAAAGTTCTGAGAAGGTAGAGAGCCTCCACTAAGCACATGAGTGATTTTTATTGAACTTTCAAATCGTACAGTTACTGTACCAGTTTCATTAATGTGAGTCAAATCAAAAGTAAAAGTTTCAAATGAACCGCTTTGTGCTCTAAAAAAAGATTCAATAGCTGAACGTTCAACACCAGTTACGTTTGTATATGTGAGGTCATAGGTTCGTTTTGGTCTTCGAGAGCGAAGACGGCGTTTTTCGTAACCGCTTTCACTCTCGAATACTACTGTAGAATACTCTATGCTAGTCCCGTACCCTTTATCCGGTTTTCTACTAGCCATTGAAGTAAAGCTGCCACCAGCGTAGTTACCGACGGCGTCGGTTGGGTATATAGCCATTATAATCCTCCTTTAGCTCTTAGTGACCTGCGAATAGGTCCGTTATTGGCAAAATCGCGCATAACAATATCAATAACATATTTCTCGCCATCAAAACGAGGCTGAGCAGTTTGTACATCTTTTGGTGAGCCTTCATTAGTAATATTAATGATAGGAGCTCCATTTGTGGATTTTCCACTCGCGTTCATAGCCTGAAGTGCGGGCACACCAACAGATTTTACTGCTTGTTTACGCAGTACGAACTCACCTGGTTCTAGCATTGCTGGTATGCGGTCTCTACGCATTGTAGAAGATATAGCCGCGCCACCTTGTGCTAGGTGCATCAATCCGCCTTGAGCTGCAGCAGTTCCAAATCCGAATAAGCTAAGTATACCGCCAAATAAACCAGACAGAATACCTCCCTGACCAAATAGGCCACTAAATAAACGACTTATAATACCGTCAGACCCAAATAAGTTGGAGAAGAATCCGCCTATCTTATCAAAAAATCCACTGAATGCTCCACCAGTTGGGTCTTCTTCTTTACTGTCTTTACTCTTAAATAGTCCACCGAACAAGTCAGAAGGGCCAGAAACTACTTGCACTTGCAAGGCTCCGTTAACTACACGAGCATTCTCAATACCCTTTTTACCACCTTTGATACCAAAGATACTAAAGATACCTTCAGTTAGTGTATCAGACAGGGGGTCTGCGATAGTGGTTTTAAATAAGTCTTGTTGTATTGACTTAAATAAATTACCCATTATATCGCCAAAATTACCTTCACCATAGAATATTAAATCGTTTAAACTCATTAAAGCATCAGAGATATTTGATTTGATAGAATCAAATAGCTGTGTTAACATCTTTTGAATCTCAGTTAGTTCAGCTTGAGTATCTTTTCCTCCACCACCGCCACCGGCACCCTCAGCAGCTTTTATTCTAGAATCTGCTAAATACTTTTCAGCCTCCGTAGCTTTGGCAAGGGCTGCAGCTTGTGCTTCAGCATTAGCTTCTATGCCATTTAGTCTTTCGCCAGCTAACTGAACAGTCCTATCGTATTCTTCTTCCGCGGCTTTTTTCTGTACTGCTGCAGTAGCTGCTATTACTGTTTTAGTAACAGCAGCATCAAGTTTAATAGCTGAGGATGTAGTCGCTAAATCTGCACTAATAGCTGCTGCATCAGCTAGTTCTGGTAGATTAGCTGTGAAGGCGGAGACAGCGGTTGCCGCTCCAGCACCGAATGGGGCTAGAACTCCTGCTAAAGACTGGGTCGCACTTGTAAAAGTAGATGCAATTACTCGTGACATTTCCGTAGCAGAACTAGTCAAGCCAGTAACTAAAGTATTATTCGCGTCAGTATACGCTGCTAAAAACTCATCGTAAACACTGATTTGATTCTGAAGATTTTTTACTTCAGCATCTACTTTATCTTGAAGTAACTTTGCTTCTACATCAATAGCCGCTACACGCTGCTCGTACTGTAGTCTTGCAATCTCTAGTTCTTGAGCAACAGTATCTCTCGATATCTGCGCTTCTATTTCAATTAAATTTCTACGTTCCTGAAGAATCTGCTGCTGTATACTATTCTCCGCAGTAGCTGCTTCCATACCAGTAATAGCTCCGGCTTCTTTTTTTGCAGAAAGTATATCTAAATCACCACGTAGTAGATCTATTTTTTGCTGCTGCGCTGCACGAGTAGCTTCGCTCTGTAAATTAGATATATCAAGCTCAAACTTGGCTTTAATAACAGGTTGCTCAGCAGTTAGTTCCTGCACTGTTTGTATAGCCTCTTCGCGTATAGAAGCTAGACTAGATTTAACTTGTTCAGCAGCATTTTTAATAGCCAGATACTTCTCGATAACGCTACCTGTCAAAGCTTTTGCCGCTAAATCAAAGTTACCTGCAGCGGTAGCTATTTCGGAAGAAACTGATTTGCCTTGCGATAGTAGCTCCTCGTACTGCATTTTAGCAGATAAACTTTTATTTAAAGTATCTACTAATAGATTTGCTTGATTGCGCGCAATTTCAACTTCAGAGGTAGCAAACTTACCTGCAGAATCTACTAGACCTTTAAAAGACAAGTCTTTTGTAGTAGCTATAGCACCTCCGAAAGCACTACTTATACCAGCAGCGACAGCTTCCAAATCTTCCAGTGTTTTTGCTTTTTCTCGTAAGCTATCTAGAGAATCTCCTAATTTGTTAACTTCCTCATTAGCTATAGCGAAAGCCATGCTTGCAGGAACTCCGCTGTTTATCAATTCTAAAGCATAAGCTTTTGCATTGTCTTTTGCATCTTGATAAGTACTAGCTGTGCCAGTGACGGCTGCAGCTAGAGTTTGTGCAGTAGCAGAACCTGCTTCAAAAGCAGCATTAGCATTATCAACAGCACTAGTGACGTTTACATAATTAGTTAGCAAATTCTTTTGAGTCTGAGATAAAGAGTCTAAGTCAGCTATCCCATCTTTAGAAGTTTTAATAGCCATGCCAAAAACTCGTATGTAGCCATTTAGTATAGTTATATCTTGTTGTGAGAATACTTTACCTATTTCTTCTGTAGAAAGACCAGACATCGCACTTAGCTGGCCAGCAACTAGGCTAAGCTCTTTGCCGTAGGTTTCATAAGAAGCTATAATAGCTTTTAGGTACTCACTACGTTGACGTAACGAGGATAGCTCAGCAGTATCCCCAGTACCCATAGCCTGACTAATCTGATTCTGTGTATAAACCAGTGCTTTTCTAGCGGCGGCAAGCTCAGCGGCACGAGCCTGTGCTGCTGTAGGTACTGGTCGACCACCCCTGCCACCAAAGAACTTTCGTTGAGCGCTGGCTTGTATTTCCTTATTCAGTTCTTTTATAGTATCAGATACTTTACTAATATCTTCTTCCGTTGCTCCAACAGCTTTTAGATTTTCGACTAGCGTTGAGCTCCCGCCAATAGCAGATAGCGTTAAACCTACAAAACCCTCTTTAGCTTGGTTTGACTTTTTATATATCTCACTAAGTTTGTCGGATATGGCTCCTAGTATGTCGATGCCTAGCAGTTCTAAAACGGAACTAATAGCAAAGAACCAACTAAAAGCTGTAAACGCCCCGCTTGCAATTGTAGTTACTGCAGATAGTCCGTTCTTAATTGCTCCTAATCCACCAACTACTAACTTAGTACCTTTAGAAGTATCTTTAGTAAAATCTACCATACTTTGGCGCATTTTTACTACGTCTTCTCTAGCGATAGTACCAAGCTTGTCTCCAAACTTTTCAAAGTCTGCATCTAGGACTTTTAGTCGCTGGGAGATTTCTTGAACGCTGAGAGTTTGTATAATCCCACTTTGAAACTCCTTGCGTATATCAGCAAAACGTTTTACAGCTGCTCGGTCCACACCAGCTACGTTAAATCTGCCTGATTTATCTGCACCTAACAAACCATCTCTATCATCGATTCTACCTTTAAAAGACTTTTGCGATGCCTCTAGCTTAGCATAAGAGCCAGAGACTTGTTCTGCAGCAGTAATCCATCCAGTAGCCCACATATTAGCTTTTGAGAGTTGGTCTGTTGTAAAAGCTGTAACTATAGAACCGGCTTTTTTAAACACGAGAAGGAAAATAGCCCCAAAAAGTACTAAAGCGTTACCAAAGTCTTTTGAGAATAAGGAGACTAATGGGCCTAAAGCAGTATTAATTAGATTAGTGAACGTAACAGATAAATTCTGAACCTGAGTTAGTAACTGTGCTAGTGATTTTTGTGCAGAAGGAGCACTAGTATCTATACTAGCAAACTTTCTATTACCTTCTTCAATAACAGCATTAACAAAAGCTTGTCTACGCTCGAATTCACTTAAAGAATCAGCAGATACTCCTAGTGTTTTAGCGTATTTTTTAACAGCAGGGTCAATACGCGTAAAAATACCTAGTTCGTCTAATAGTTCTGGTTCTAACTTAGCTGAACCTTTAACTAAACGTTGAAAAGAGTCTGATAAATCACGACCTAAAGCTGTAGAAGCTTTTTGTGCGACTACAGTTAGCTTTTCTATTTGTGTAGAGTTAAATCCAGCAGAAAGTGCTAAGTTAGTGTTCTGTGCAGTTTCTGCCAGATTTATCTGTTCCTGAGTAATAGCTTGCAGTTTGGATAGAATAGCTGGTCCAGACTGTCCTATCTCAGCAGCTAGCATTGACGTACCTTTGACGATATTTTCAGTTCTGGCCGCGTTAGTTAACGCAGTAAAAGCAGCTTCAAGAGCAAAGGTAGTAGCAGCAGCGCCAGCATAAGCACCAACTAAACCGCCTAGCCCTTGAGATTGCGCAGCAAATTGGCGTCCGGCACTTGCGCTAGACTGACCTAATCGGGTTTGAGACCTATCTAAATGCTCAATGTCGGCGGCTACTTTGTTAGCACCTAAACTCGTGAATTTAGTTTCTATAAGGTTCTTGATGATACCCATTTACTTTGCTCTCTTTGCCTTGCTCATGGCTTCTTGTTCTTTTTGTTTTTGCGCGTAGTAGCGTGATAATTCAGCTTCTGCTACTTGCAATAGTTCAAATACTTGTCGTCTATCCTCTATGTCGTATATATCCATTATAGTGCCTAAGCCACTATAGTCTTTACCCATCCAAGTACCGCTCATACCTTCCCACTTATCTGGTAAAGTATTTAATAGTACTAGCGCTTGCTGTACTTCTAAGTCGAATGAGGCAGGATCTACTGGGATTTCTTCTTCAGCAGGCTCCCACCCCATCTGTTCACACATAACTAAATACTGGTCAAGAGTTAAACCTCCGCCACCAAGCTGGTTGCGGAGGTAATTGGTTAGTTTTTTGCGTTATCTTCAGCTTTTTTGCGCGAGAATTGTTCAAAATCAGCTAGAGAATCAGTAACAAATTGGTCAAAAACTGGGGAGTTTTTCAGCAATTCTACAGCTTCTTCAGGGCTATATTCTAGCTCATCGTCTGGTTTAAAGCTGCTTATATCTACTGGCATAAGCAGAGGAAGATGTTTAATTTTTAAACCCTTCCATCCTGAAATTGCGCGTTCTGCATAGTTTTCTAGAAATTTTGCGCTATCAACTTCTTCTTCACGTTGACGAGTGCGCTTATTAAATTTATAAGTTAAGCTAGCTGAACGAATTTTCAGTAGTTCTTCTCTTGTAATAAAGCGAAGATTTACTTCAAAACCAGGTATATCTGGAAATTCTACCCAGGTAGAAGTGTCTTGTACTAGCATTGATTTTAGTTTACTCATTGGTTTCCCTCTATAAAAGTGAGCGTCCATCGGGGAATCTGCTAAGCAAAGTGAGGGGAAACTTTGTTTCGCAAGCCGATAGACGCTCTCTGGTTAAATCTTGTAATTATTTCCCCTCAGAAATTATTACTTCTTGGCAGTTATTACAACTTCTCCGCCATCACCTTTTGAAGCTGTTGGCTCTTGTGCTACGAAGTTAACGCTTACCGCGATTACGTCTTCGATAGCAGTTTGTGGGAAGTCAAATTGTACAGCTGGCATAAAGAATGATACATATGGTGCTGTTGTACCGCCAATAATTAAGTTAGCATTTGCTGACTGGGCTGAAGTAGTACGAGTATCATTGATAATCTTGCGCATTAAACCAGCAGATTCATTATCATTAACGCGTAAGTACATTGTAGCAGAACCTGTAACAGCACGTGTACCAACAAACGAACCTATCGGAGTGTTCAGAGTATTTAGTTCTTCTGGAGATAGGTAAGTTAAGTTATTGTTATAATCAAAACTTAAAGCTGTAACTGGTAGTGTGAAAGCTGTGTTACCGCTACCATCATCATAGTTAATTTGGATGGTGCTTAAACGGTTCTTGATGAAAGAGTTTGTACCTAGTGAACCATTAACAGATGTTTGGTTGTATGGGTGGTAACTAGCAGCAGCTGTAAGGTTAGTAGCGTTAGCATTAGCTGTTTTGAATACAGCCTCAGCATTAGTTTTATTAGTGCCGATTAGTTGCTTTAGGCTTAGTCCCTGCCCTGTCCAAGTAACTGTAGCAATTTCCTCGATGCCAGCATCTACAGTAGCTTGTCCTACAGAGGAGTTAGCTACCTGATAGATTACGTTATCAAGTTTGAAATACATGTGCATTTCGCTAGGAACTGCGAAGTTAGATTTTGAAGCTGCTGTATTAGCTGCGGCTGCTACGGTTGTAGTACGCAGAATACCGCCGTTTTGCCAGGCAGACTGCATAGCTGTACCTGTGCTAGGACGAGTATTAGATACCAGTGACTGCCACATGAACCAGTCAGCGACTGGGCGTGAGTTAGAGCCTAGACCTACGTTAGCTCCCGGAGCGGCAGTTGATTCTGCTCCGGTTGGGCGTAGATATACTTGTAAGTTCCAGTCAACTGGGTTAACAGCAGTGTTGAAACGCTGCTGTGAGCGGTCTGGGTCAAGTCCAGATTCTAGTGAGGTAATGTCTTGTGTAGCTGATGAGGCAGTTACCGCGAAACCGGCTAAAACTTCGAGTTTCCAAGTGTTAGACGGAGTCATTGTAGTTGCCGCAGCTCCGCTGGCTAAGTCTACAGTAGATACATAGACCTCAGAATTTCTTTGTAAATTAAGAGCTGTACTCATAAATTTGTCTCCTTAATATTCGAGTCTATAGACTACGGATAACTCAATTTCTGCAACTCCATAAGGAAATGCTAAACCCTCGTCTTCGGTTATATTTTCTATAGTTATATCCAATATACCGCGCTCAGGCTCATCACCTATAGAATAAATGACATGTTCAACATCTTCTACGAGATTATCTACTTGTAGCTGAGAGTTATCTTCTCCATATACGTATGCTCTTATCATAACTGTTAAAGTTGCCACCGTCAAATTTTCTGATTGAAAATTTCGCATTTCGGCACCCGCAGAAAGGTATAGAGCAGGGAAATCATTTACTTCATCGAGGAATTTTATTTGTCTATAAACATTGTTAAACAGATTATACTTGAACTTGTATGAGTCATTATGCGGAGAAATACCGCCGTCTATAACTTTTAGCCTCTCGACTAAAAAATTTACTATCTCAGTGCGTCTATTAAAAATCACGCAAAAGCTCCTTGTCGCATAATACTAAAATGTCTGTTATATATTGACTGAGCTACGTCTCTTATAGCTCGCTCAACTTGCAGTTCCGGGTGATACCCATAATGTTCTAACCCTCTGTACAGCGGGTTATAAGTGTAACTTAGTAAGTTACTTCTATAATTAGCTGTTACCTGTACACTCTGCCTAAATCTACCGCTACGTTCTTTGATATCTGGAGGAGCAGGGTCACCTACACGTTTCATGGTCTCACCTAGTCGTTTCTGCGTTAGCATAGTCCATTGAATATTAGATATGAATGCTTGCCTAGTACGGGATACTGCAGCCATTTTTTTACTGTTTTTTTGTCTAATAGAACCGTTATAAACAAGTACGGAACCTGCGTCATAAGTAATATCAGTTGTAATAACCTTATCAATAATGGTTTTTATATTGGGCGACAGGTAGCTAAAATCTTTGGCCAGAGCTTTGAGTAGTGAATCATTGACTTCGCTAGATATAGTATCCATAGTCCTACGATTTGCTTTATTAATTGCGTCGCGAATCAAACTCTCACTAAAGACTACGTTAATAAAGACTCCCTTATCATCCCCCATAGACTCGATAGTTATACTAGCTTTATTATTTCTGTATATATCTCTCCATGTCCAACCTATAGAGGCTACTTTAGTCACACCACCAAGATTATATAGTATTCGTATGTCACTAGATTTTAGTTCAAAGTTTCTACGTAGAGCAATCGCAGCCTCATCCTTGCCGTTTAGGATTTTTTTTAATGCTAGTTGGTCACCTTTAGCTTCTAATAGCCTATTAACAAATGACTTTTTGACCCCAACTTTAGTAGTTGACGTAGCTTCTTTACCTGATATCTCCTTACCAGGAGTCATGGTAGATAAGTCAATAGCTGAATTGATTCCTGTAATCAAGCTTTTAGCAGTACCACTTCGCAAAGCGATGGAGCTACTAGATACAGATATAGCAGATGCTTCTGTTACGCGCTTACCATCTGTTTGTACGTTAATTAACTTCGCTTCAGCAGAAGTTAAGTTACTATCCTCATCGTAAAGTATAAAGTCGAAAATGGCACCTTTACCGCTAGTCTCTTTAACTTTAGTTGCACCCATACTTCTTGCAATTGTTGTTTCTAATAGAGAAGTAGTCGCAGCATACGCTTGTTTATATGCTGCGTCTACCCCACGTAATTTACTTAATCTAGTACGAGCCAGCAATAGTTGGTCTAAGCTTTTATAAGTTTGACCGTTAGTATCAGTTACTTTATTGCTTATTTCAACGGAGAAAAACTTACGCATTACTTAATAATCCTATACAAGTCAAGAACCCTGCGTACATGTGGTGGGAAGTTACCTGATAGCTCAAAGCTGTCTCCGCGCTCACCCTCAAAACTGAATGAACGTTTTTCTTGGTCTTGCTTGTATATAGTTTTGATGTAGTCGAGAGTAGCTATTTGTAAATCGTAAGGTACTTTACCGACTTCATATCCGGCTCTATAGTTAACTTTTACGCCGTTCGGGTATGGTGCAAAAGCAGCAGGCCCAGTAATGCTTAGTGCAGGGTATGACTTTTGCATTGAGCGATATGTGCGGAGTGTGCTTCCAGCACCAGTATCTTTTGTAATTTCGCCAGTGGTAGTAGAAAAGTTATATCCCTGAGGAGCGCTGTGCGCATCTTGTATATTCGCTTGCTGGTAAGTTTCATCGAAATGAATTAGTAGTGCTGTAGCTTCATCAGGTCTAAAGCGGTTTGAAGGTGGTTGAAAATCTGATACATAACGAGCTACGGTTGAAACTCGTACTTCATCTATATAGCCAGCAAATGTTTTACCTATTGATAAGCTATTAGAGTAAGTCATATCTGTAGTAGCAACAAAAGTATTGGCTATTGTTGTGCCATTTAAATGTAGATATACTCTTTCTGAGACTGTATCTCTAGTGACAGCGACATGGTTCCAGTGACGCGGTACATATAGTTGGCTTTCGACTAGAGTATTAGCCCCTAGAATAGTAGAAGCAATCCCTGCTGTATTAGTAGTTAATGCTAGGCCATGAGCGTTAGCTAGTTTGAAATCTACAGAATTAGAAGCATTTTGCTCCATAGTAAAGATAGAGACGTTTTGCAAAGCACTATCAGTGCGGACAAACATCTCAATAGTAAAATCTCCTTCTCCAAAACGCAAGTCTGGAGATAAACTATTTGAGTAAATATACGATGTGTTTGATAACTTAGCACTGCTAGACCCAAATTTTTTAACTCTCGAACTTAGTTCGACAGTGCCTACTGATACTAAAGCAGTGCCTGGAGAGTTACCAATAGGACTCCCATCTACTTGTGGGTCAGTTAAAACAACATGCTTGCTTCCGTTAAACTCTGTTACTTGATAGACTGCTGATAAAGGTAGTCTGTTAACAAAAACAGAAGAAACTCCTCCGTCAAACGTTTCAACATAGTCATTAGCTAATACTTCTTGCCCAATATAATGCTCAATAACGCCGGTAGCATAATGAATAATATTGCTCAACCTAGCATCTTGGGTATTGCTGCTTATACTAAGATAATCTTTAACTTGCGCAAGATTTATATATGCGTACTTGCCAAGACCTTCTTCTAAATTATTCATTTTCTACACCTCTTATTGAATAAGGGGAGGCGTTGACCGCCTCCCCCTGTTTAGTTCTAATTGTAAGCTAGCTATTAAGCAGCAGCAGTGGAAACGTTTACTGCGTAAGCATAGCGTGAGCTTAGAGCTGCACTTGCTACAGTAGTTAGAGCTTTGAAATCGAAGCGAGTGCTTAGATACATTGCTGTAACTTGCTGACGTGGTTCGTATTCACTTTCTACTTCAATACCGCGACGCTCAGCGATTAGGAAGCCTGGCTTATAGATTAGAGTACCGATTGTATTAGAAGCAGCAGCTGCAGAGTCCATGAACTCAGATACTACGATTGGAATACCGTATACAGCACCTACTGAACCAGTTAGGTAAGTAGCGTTTGGACCAAACTTATCTACTGTACGGAAGTCAGCAGTAGTTACTAGGTTATTATAGCCTTCGATCGAAGTTACATAAACTAGGTCGTTACCAAGCTGTAGGCCATACTTACCCATAAGAGTACGAGCAGCAGCGATATCGCTTGGGTCAGCCTTATCAGTAGTAGTTCCTGTTGGAGTATTTAGGGATGCTGCAGCAGCAAGAGCAGTGATACCCTTGATAACAGAAGCATAACCAGTACCAGCAGTAATAGCGTTAGTTGGGGATGCAGTGAAGCCGGATAGAGCGCCAGTACCACGTAGGATGGACTTATCAATAGCGCGAGCTAGACGGCGAGTAGCTGCAGTACGTAGGAAGTCGATAAGTGGTAGAACTGTATCTTCTTCTTCGTCTTTTGCAAGGTGAGTAGAAGCCATGAACTTGTGTGGAGTAAACTCAACTGCAGAAATGCTGTGCTGATTGGATGTTGGTACGTTAGTTAGGTCAGCAATACCTGTTGCGTAAGTACCACTAGCGAACATTGCTACATCACCATCAGTATCTTCGTCAGCTACTGGAACGCGGAAGCTCTTAGCGTCAACTGGAATACGGTTGAACATTGGAGCAATAACTAGTTGCTGTTCCATTTCAGTGTAGATGTTGGAAGAGAAGTTGGATAGGAATAGGGTTTCGGAAGTAATTGCCTTCATACGGGAACCGTACTTAGTATCAAATACATCGCGCTTGTTTAGTAGCTTGGAAAGTAGAACAGCGTTAGCCATTTCTTTCTCAGAGAACTGAGAACCAGTGCGAGAGTTTTCTGCGTATAGCATTTTGCTATTCTGCAGAGCTTTAATCTCGTCACGATACTTTGCCATCTGAGCCTGAAGTTCTTTAACTTCATCAGATTGTGTTGGTGTATAAGCACCAGCTTTTTCTTTTGCATCAGCTTCCTTGAGAATAGCTTCACCAGTTTTTTCAACTAGATCAGCAACTCGTGGTGCTGAGACAGTAGCCACGCTTTTGTTAACTTCGGCTTTTGCCTCGGTTAGGTCGATAGATTCTACGACTTGTTCAGCCATTTTGTCGTTCTCCTTTGTTGAATCTTCGTGAAGGGCTTCTGAGGATTGTTCTTTAGAAACTGTATCTTCACTCATAGTCTTAATTGTTTTATTGATTTGTGATATCTCGTCTGTATTCACATTAATAGTATTATCACAGTCTTTACCGTTTGCGTCAACTTCTAAAAATTTAAAGTTTGGGTTTTGGACAGTTGGCGTCTCGGCTACCTTGTAGAATTTTTCTTTGTAATTTACAAGGTCTCCAGCTTTGATACTTTCTACTTCTGCAGATAGCAGATTGATAAACGGAATACTAGCATTAGGGTCTACTATATCGTCTATCTCTTCGACTTCCTCAGTTTCTTCAACTGCGGCAACGTCTTTAGTAGCTGTTTCTAGCTCAGATTTTTCACTTAGTTCTTCTGACTTACCAATTGCTTCTAATTCAGAAGGAGATAGAGGGCGCTCATTAACTTCAGCCTCTTCTTCAGTTGCAACAGGGACACCTACTACAGCTATTGAGTGTGTATGCCCCATAGCCTCTTGTATCTCACCATTTACAATTTTATGTGCGTGGTTTTGCATATGAGAAGTATAAGTTGTAACACCATTACCTTCATCATCTACTTCAATAGTGTGGTAGTGACCATCAACTATATCTGTATAACCAGCTTTAATTCCGTCCATCATTCTTTTTTCTTCAATGGAAGCTTCTTTAAAAGAAGAGATGAATGAATTATACTCTTCAGTATTTTCAAAGCTTTTTCTAATACTGAACAGAGACTCTTGGTTACAAGGCACGCTTACTACTGAGATTTCTAGTAGTTCAACGTCTGTAATCAGCATAGTGTCATCTTTGCTGTTATATTTACCGTCTTTGACTCTAAAGCCAACACTGAAACTTTTTAAAGCTCCATCTTTGATTAGCGTATGGATTCCGTGTGTTTTCTCAGCGGCTTCACTTACGCTACCTTCCACATAAATACCTTTTTTATCAACCGTAATTTTATCAAAACGGCCAATAGGGCATTCATGCTTGTGTTGATATAGCATAACAGGGTTTTTTCTAAAATTCTCTACGCCTTTTGCCCATGCTTCGGCTGTAACAACATCTCCTGCACGGTCTTTGGCAGTAGTATTGGCATACCCTGCTATTTTTAAGGATTTAGATTCCTTACCTACAGCTTTAGCTTCGAAAGAACTATCTAAATAAAATGTTTTATTAATCATTAGTTGTTTCCTCGCTCACAGACGCTGAATCAGAGTCTGGTCTACCACCAGTTGCTGGATTCGCTGCGCTTCCAGTAATATTCTGCGGTATTCTTATTGTATCAAGCCCATCAATTTTGGCAAATCTTAAACCTTCACGAGCTTCATTTGGTGTAATGATTCCCGTGTTAACTAAAGTTGCATAATAGGAGGCTTGAGTCTTATTATCTGGCTGAAGTGCTGGCACTGCTAACCTATCTGGTCTAATAGCCACACTTGTATTAAAATAATGTGAAAATGCGCTAGAAAACTGATTTAAAATAGGCAGCACAGTATGTAAATAGAATAGCTTTTGGTTTGCATCTATATTTGCATTGTTACCAGACTTCATCAAAACATAAGGCACGCCTAGAGCTTTTGCCATGTCTTGCTGTATGCGTTCTATAGACTCTTCAAAATCAAGCTGGTCGAAGTTGACTGTAGAAAAACGGTCAATCTTTAGTCCACCGTCTAAAATAGCCGGATTTCTGGCGCCATCAAATATAGTAGTATACGTAGAGCGCCAAGCTTCTAATAGTCGTTGTTTAACTCTAGCTGATAGTATGTTATCAGTAGTTAGAACAAAACCTGGCAGAGCGTTGTTTTTGAAAAACTGACGTTGGAAATTAATCATATAGTAGTAAAGCTCAATCAAACGAAGAATTGGCTTTAGCTTAGAGGTGCCTCTAAATATAGAGTGCTCATTTTCATTCATTATATGTATAATTTCATTTGGCTCAAAACGAATAGCGGTAGACTTTCTAGTCTGTTTATTGAATCCGTAGTGGTCTGTAGAACGCTGGTTACTCACTAAGTAGTTGTAGTGGGATACGAAAGTTTTTTCGTCAGGCACAACTTCAACATCATTAGCAGGAAGAAGATATAAACTCTCTCCGTCATAATGAAAGAACACATTACCGTCTAAATGAAAATCTAAAAAAGCGCGCCTAAATAGACGCACTCTATCCTCAAAAGGATTCGGTTTAACATTGAGTAGCTTATTGATTTTCTTTGCAGGCCCATTGCCTTCAATAATTAAAGGAACTTCTACGCAGGCACTAATTACCATTTCTATAGCTCGGTGTATAATTTCGATTTCTCTATACGCCTGCTCGTAGTCTACTATTGTTTCAGGGGATGCAAAAGGTTCTAGCGACGCAATGGAAGGTTGCGCCGGATTTAGCTTTTCTGATACCCAAGTTCTCCATGAACCGTTATTATTAGACATTTACACGTTTATCCTTTACTATTACTCTATAATATATACTTTTTATAGAGAGTTCAAATAGTATATTTTTTTAAAATGGTTATTGCTCTGTTTGATGCTTAGCGCGTTGATTTTCTAACCAGTTTTTTATTTTTGGTGCTAGTGAGTTACTATAAGTTTGGCCGTAAATGTTGTGTAACCTTTTGTGATGATTACTACATAGTGTATATAAATTTTCATGACTCAGTTTATCGCAGTAGTCTGATGCAAACTGCACGCGTAGCTCTTTAATTTGTTGCTCGGTTGTAACAGCTTTTATACGATGCTGAGTACACCATAGGTTAAATAATTCACTAACACTATATAAATGGTGTAGCTCAAGGCTCTGTAACTCACCACAGATGTAGCAGCAATCACGTAATTTATAATCTTTTTTGATATAGTCTCTCACATATTTGACTATTTCTCGTTTTAACTCTGCCATGTTACCTCTTATTGATAAATTGATACTGAGCTCATCTTGTGATGAGTGTACAACGCATATCTAACAGCGTCACAAGGGTGAGAGGCCCAATCGTGAACAGGTTTTGGGACATCTGTTGTTTGGTTCCACTTGTAGGAGCTCATAGCATGGAAGGTATGTTGCGCCCCATCCTCATCAAAAAATAGCTTGTTTTGTTCTATAAGAGCTTGGATAAAAGTAATACCATCATTAACAGACTTTACTGCGTTAGTAGTATGTATGTCATAATCGTAAGCAAAGTCAGCTTTGACTTGTTGGGCAGCACTATCAATGTATATATTATCTATGCGCCACTCAGTTATCTTTTCTTGAATAATACTAGCTAGTTCAGAGGTAGTAGATTCTTTGGATATGTACTCATCTAGTACGAAGTACTTATCACCGTCATAGCCTATAACCACGAATACGTTTTCATCTCGATACCCTACGTCAAGCCCAGCAAAAGTTTCATAAAACTGTTTTCCTTGATAGTTACCTTTATGAGTTTCTTCATTTAGATGGTCGTAGATTTGAGATTCAGTAGTAGTCCACTCGCACTCATACTCTTGTAAGTACAATGCGCGAGTCATAGTACGTTTAGCTTCTGCTACGTCTTTTTCAGATAGCATAGGATTTGAGCGCCATGTATATACAGCTGAACCCCAGTCCGGGTTTTCTTCTTTATTTTGTCCGCGCATATAATACCCATATAGATAATTACCTTTACCACGCGGTGTAGAAATCCACAAACAACGAGAGTCAGGGAATGTTGAGAGGGCAGGACGCAAATCTCGAGTAAAATATTCATCATCTGGAATAATTGCAGCTTCGTCAATAATCATTAAATTAGCGGCTCGTCCTACTAAGGAGTCTCTGTTATTGGCTGATAGTAATCTAAATATAGAACCATTAATAAGCTTAACCACCTTATCTTTTTGGTTAAACTTATCAACTTCGATATCCATCTGTTTAATTAAATCGGTTACATAATCCCAGATAATCGAAGATAGAGAAAAGTTAGGAGCAACTACCATTACCTGTTGATTAGGTTCTAGCAGTTTAGCGAAAGCAAGAATAGCAGCTGCGTACGATTTTCCAGTACGTCTACCAGCTATGTGTACCCAGAAACGAGATTCGTTTAACCCATTAATCATCGCCCACTGACTCTCATTGAAAGTAGTAGGTTTTGGAAGCCGGGCCAACAGCTTTTCAATTGGTATTTTAAAAAATGATTTCATTTAGGTATGTAGCTATATAACATTAACAAAAAAGACGTTATAGCGGCGATTGTTCCGCCTATCCATAAAAAAGTTTTTAAAGATGTTTCGCCTTTTGTAGCTAGAGATTGAAGTGAAGCAACTGCTTCTCGCATTGTATCCATATCTTTTTGTATGGCCTCTAAACAATGCATAATTTGTGTTTGCTGTGCTGTAGTTAAAGCTTCAAATGTTGATAACGCAGCTTTTGTAGCGTTAGTTCTATCGTGCAGCTTATCTAGTTCTGAGCGTATTTGGTCTAACTCACGAGTTGGCTCCATAAGTAATCCTACCGATCTAAATAGTATTTTGTTTATATTACTATGATAACCTTTAACTGTCCATATAAAATTTATTAGGTAAGTATCTATTATTATTTATTTTACAAAACATTAATTATTAGGTTTGATAGGCCACACTACCTTATCTGGAAATCCACGCTGTAATGACACATCACGGAGTTCTTTTCTGTATTCTGCCATTTCGATACTCATGGTATTATCTACTAAGGCGTAAAAATCGGTTTCAGCTAACAGTCTGTTTCGCTCTGCTCGCACCTCGCTCGCTTTAAAATCTAGCCACACATCAATCTCTGTTTGTGTTTTTTCTACTATTTTGCCCACAACACACCACGACCCATCAATTAACTCATAAGAACTTTGAATTTTTTGTGTTTTTTCGTCTATTGCTGGGGCTGGTAATATTGTCACTGGAAAAATATCAAATTGCTGTAACAATTCGTCAGACAGGATTGCAGGAAAAGATGTCCCTGGATTATCTTTTAATAATTCACTTAAAGTGTATTGAGTAGGTATCCCTTCAATTAATTTTATATACATGTTATTTCTCCATATTAACTTTTAGTAGCTTGCATTCGCAGGCGAATACCTGCAGTTATCCAGTTAGAAGCAGTTCCGCCAACTGCAACGTTTGTAGTCGGCCAAACAGCAGTTACTCCGTTGCTATCGAATCCTGCAGACTCATCTGTAGCAGTTACTACAGTAGACCTTAAAGTTAAGTTAGTCGGCGGTGTCTCTAGACTAGTATTAATTGAAGTATGCCCGGAAACATAGATAGTCCATCCCAAATTATTCCAAAAGTTTAACGCGTTGTATGTGACGTTTGCTGTAGCAGCAGCATTTGAGGTAGAATATATTGGTATTGTGGTGGCATTAGAAGTATAAAAATTGCCTCTATATACTTGAACTAAAGTTGTTGTAGCATTTGTCCATGTTCCTACAGTCTCGCTAGAACTAGCAGCAATTTTATAGTAAAATCTAGATGAACACGATGTTCCAGTTCGTGATGTTATTGCTAACCATCCCAAACCTACTGGTGGAGTCGGTGCAGTAGTAGAGCCATCTCTGAAACACCACAATATAATCAAATCACCTGTTTGGTGCGTAGGCATTGTTGCAGTATTTGTTCCGGTCGCGGAGCCGACAAATGTTAGTGAACCGGAGACAGTATATAAGGGGCAGGTTCCCCATACCGGCTTATTGCCAGCAGATAACGCTGAGTTTGTTGCAAACCCAGTAGGTTCCGTTGAAATACTACCTACACACCAAGACGTTAGGTTTTGATTGAAGTTTGTTGCCCCGTTGAACATATTACTCATAACAGTTACGTTGATAGGGTCTAATAAACTTAGATCCTGATTAAAGGCGGTCGCGTTTTGAAACATACCAGTCATGGTAGTAACTTTTGAAATATCCCATGAGCCTATAGCGCCGTTGAAAGAAGATGCCCCGTAAAACATGTTAGCCATAGTAGTGACATTACTAGTATTCCACGAACCAAGGTTTTGATTGAATGCTGTGGCACCATAGAACATATACGACATATCAGTAACTTTACCGGTATTCCATGACCCTATGTTCTGATTAAATGCTGTTGCACCATAGAACATATACGACATGTTAGTTACATTTGCTGTATTCCATGACCCTATATTCTGATTGAATGCAGTAGCGTTATAGAACAAGTAATACATGTCCGTAACTTTACTAGTATCCCATGACCCTATATTCTGATTGAATGCTGCAGCCCCATAAAACGTGCTATTCATCGTAGTTACGTTTGACGTATTCCAGGCGCTTATGTCTGAATTGAATGACGAAGCATTGAGGAACGTAAAAAATAAACTGGTCACGCCTGAGGGCAGTTGTGCTGGGGCTTCTGTCAAATTAGCGCAGTCGCGAAAGGCCCCTGCTAAGCTTGTTAGGCCTATAGAACCGAAGGATAAGCATCTGGAATACTGAGGACGGCTTAGGGTGCTGGTGATGCCGAATTGTGTAACTGTTCCGCTTATTCTAATAGTATAAACACCGGTGTTTACATAAAAACGAGTTTTAGTTCCTGGCGTCGTAAATGTCTCGATTGCGCCATCACCCCAATCGACTGTAGCATTTACCGTTCCATATAAAGGTAGCTGTATAATTTTAGAATATACATTAGTGACATTAACTTCCAGCACAAAGTCTGGGTCAGCAGGTGGAACACTGCTGATAGTAGTTTTTTTCATAATATGATTTCTAATCATCAGGCAACAGCTCCTACATAAGCACCATATACAACAGTGCCAACTTTCCAAATTTCAATCACTGTGTAACCGGTCGTAGCTAAAGTGGGTGCAGTACCGCCAACCCAGGTAACTGTTGTGCCCCATGTGACTGTGTAAGCAGTGCCATCCGCAATCATTAACGTGATATACTGACCGGAAGACAATGAGTCTGTAACGGAAGTTACAGAACCAGATAGAGTCCAAACCTGAACAGTTCCTGCAGCAGCTGAAAGTGCTACTGACCCTGTTACTGCAGTGTAGGTAGTGTTATCAACATCTTCAGTTATACTACCCGTTATAGCTAGATTCGAGGCTGCTCCGACTGCCGCCCAATAAGAATGGGTGCTGTTTGAAGTTAGCACTTGTCCTGCAGTTCCTTTAGAATTTGCAGCATCAACGTAAGCATTAGCAACACGAATATTACCTTGCACATGCAATTTTTCTGTCGGGGCGTAGTTACCGATACCCACGCTGCCGTAAAAATCAGCATTGCGTGTGGCATTTCTGAGAACTAGGGATGCCCCTAATACTGCCCCAGAAGCATCCCTGGATTGGAATATCATATCGGCGGTTGAATTGTTCGCTATATACTGTAACCATCTTGTAGTTCCCGTGGTGGCATACGTTGTGCCTAAAAACTGATCGTCAGCACTTCTACTCAGGGTCAATGCTCCGGTGGAGTCGCTATTGATCGAAACACTTTGCGTGAACGACTTCGCACCATTTATTGTCTGAGTTCCTTCGCTCATCACGAATGAAGCATCAGCACCAGCATCAGGCAGTGCGTATATTCTAGCAGTATTGGTTGTATACGTAATAGTAGCTTTGTTAGTCTGACTACCCATAGTAATGTTGGACGCACCAACTAAACTGTTAGTCATAGTAATACTACCAGCTACTCCTGAAGGAGAGGTGCCTACACCAAAACCGGCTGCGCTAGTGGAACCAGTTGCAGTACCCCCGATTTGAGCACCACCAGCAAAGTAGTTATTAATTGGAGAAGAGATATATACTCCCCAGCGGTTATTATAAGTCCCAGTACCTGCACCGTTTACTCCAAAGAATAAATAACCTGTATTAATAGTAGAATTTGCATGTGTAGGATTGACTGTAGAATAAGACCCAGCCGCTACATCAATATATGCGCAACTACCAGTAGTT